CATCGGTAGCCGCATCGAAGGCGACCGAACTACTGAATCTATACTGCGGAGCGGGTGCATCGAACCCGATAACTTCGATGTCGCTCTCCAGGATGCCAGCAAGAGCGTCAATCTCAATTCGACACTGATAACTCAATCTAGATCGTTCACCTAGCCGAACCGCGAAACCTTCACGCTTTCCGAAAAATCCATAAGTAGGCGAAAATAAAAGTTCATAAGCATCAACTTCAATACCTGAACGATTTACACGAATTCCGCCCTTTGCCTGCCCTTGACAAATGTGTTCCTCACTACCATCCAGTTCCATGACGATTCTGATTCTTATTGTATCCAGCGCGCCCCATGCAAGAGGGGCAATTGTCTTGGGGCGCGAAATCTTAACAAGAATACCGGAAGTTAGAATAGGCAATGCTAGTGAATCCACGACTACTCGACGTGTTGAAGCCGTTAGTAATAATGACCGTTTGGGCAGGATGATCGAACTTCCCATCACTCACCTTAAATTTATAGTTCTCCTACGATAAGCAGAGAGAGCAACACCCATGAGGTCATGCTCCCTCTGCTGTTATGGCACTAAGAAAACTAGCGGCCAACACTATTATTGTTCCCATTCAATATTAGCGTCAGCATTGATAGCAGCACCAGCTCCACGATTTGCACGAATTGCAAATCCCTTAGCGGTTGCTGCTGCACCTTCAACTTTTGGCTCTCTTCCGAGCGGATACTGAATAACGAGACCAGAAGAAGGAGGAACCATGTAACCTTTAAGTACTACAACGGTTCCTTCTGAAGCAGGAAGTTTCTTCGCAGATGCTTGCACAGTATCGCCAGTGTCTTGCTGATCTGTTGGCGTAACTGCTGTTCCGGCTGCTGAAGTTGCTGTTACTCTTACTGTTTGCACCAGAACTGGAACATCTGTTGCTGAAACACCACTGAAGCTGATAGAAGCTTCAGTAACTATTGCCCTCCTTCCAGCAGGAGGATTTACTTCTACGATTGTAGCCATTGTTGCTGGAACTGCTGCTGACTCTGCTAATGCGGCCCAAAGTCCCATTTGTAGCTCCTTTTGAAAGTAAAGTTAATGAAAAACAAGTTTACTACTAGCTTCCTCAAACTGAGGACATTCCTCAGGAAGGGGACTCTTTTTACCTACTAGCTTACAACTCTTGTCAGGACTGTCTGGACTACCCTGCAAAAACTTGCAAGTAGCCAAACATTGATCATTGTTGAACACTCCACAAACTACTGCCCATTTTTCCTTAGAATTCATATTAAAAACCAAAAGGAGAAAAAGTTGCAGCAAATGGGATATGAGATTCTACTTCTGTATCACTTCCTCCGCCAACTTCATAAGTTTCATTTTCCCTAAAATCATCATAAGGAGTTTCTTCTTTTTCCTCCTCAGGAGTTTCTTCTTCAGCCCCATAAGGAAGAATAATAACAGCAACACTGTTGCTATCTTCTAGCGCGTCGATAATATCTAGAAGAAGTTGATGAGACATTAGTATCCTTAGTGCTGAATGAACTCAAAATCAAGATTAAACAAAAATAGTCCAGTTTCTAGAGCTATTCCTACTGCTTGTTCAATGTTACCTGCCGCTACTGGAGCTATAGATGTAAGGAATCCATCAGTAGTACTTAAAAAATAGCGTGTTCCTACTGTTAATCCAGTAATTCCATTCGTTAATCCCTGACACAGTATAACTTCTCCATATTCGCCAGATACAATACCAATAGAAGTTGTACAGAATCCATGACAAGGCTTTGTGTTATCTGTTGCATTAGCTTTACGCACATTAATAACACCGCTTACTGCATGAATACTAACAGCATTGCCAAATCCAATTGCTTCGCTGGCTTTTACATAAAGTCTCCATTGGGAAGCTTTGTGCAGTGTTTCTACTATCGGAAGAGCTGCCCAACTATCTTTAAGTTGCTGTCCTATGCCAAGATAGTTGTGAAAAACTGACTGAACTTGTTGAAATGCACTATAAACTTCAACAAAAGCTGGTCTAATTTCTGGTGGAATATTACTTGGAACAACATCGCCAATTCCAAGAGTAAAAGGAAGATTAAAGCGAGCACCTGACATATTAACGAATCATTCCTAGTGGTGTGTAGCGAATGAGAGTCCCCACAAGGTTATAAGTTCCAGTAAAAAGTAGCGTATTATTTACTCCAGTAACTCTACAGGCATATTCTCGCAGTTTTCCATTATTCGTCTTAAGAAATGGTGTAACAGCTGGTTCAAAATTCTTTCCGTCTTGACTTGGGAGCACAAAAGCTTCAAAATTTGCCCCAGAATTTGCATTTTCAACCTCAAAGCCAAGAAGTTGTAAGTAATGACCACGAGTAAATTGATATTTTCCAAGTAAAAATACAGCATCATCAGCAAGTCTGCCAAGATCGAAATTCGTAAGCATCACTCGTCCATCTGCTTGAAGAAATGCAAGAGTTCGTTTTGGCCTATTAGCTGTTGCAATTGCTGTAAACAAATCTTGATAAGAAGTAAGCAGAAGATCTGAATACAGAGTTCCGGCGTCCATTAGCATTTCGTAAGTAATTTCTCCATACAAGTTAGGATAGTTGTATTCGAAACAGTCTACATGGTTAATTTTAACTTTGCCCCAGCGTTTCTGAGCAATATCATAGATAAGAGCATGATTTTAAGATTATACTCCATAACTGATTACTAAATAACGTGCAGAAATTATAGTAAGTTTTGCTAACATATCTGAACCTAATGTTTGCACAGTAAATGTTTTAGTTGCTGAAGTATAATCTTCAAATATACGAGAAGTTAAGAAGTCAATAATTTCTGGAAATACTATTTTAGAGCCAGCTTTAGTAATCTCCTGTAATCCAACACTGGTAAGTGCGTAGTGGCTCTCTAAATTAACGTCATGACTCACCTGTTCTTTTGAGAGAATTCCACCACTACCTGAAATTTCCTTAAATATAAAAGGAAATCGAATATTACTTGTAAAAGAAGCTCCAACAGCATTTCCTGTTCCGTAAACAATAAAACCATTAATATTAGGCAAAGCTGCTACAATTCTACCCTTCAGATCTGTCACTGCTCCGCTACCAGCTCCGGTAATAAGTGAAGGAACAAAATCAAGAGGATTAGTTGCGCTGCTCCAATACATTGTTGTATCATCAAAGGCGAGCAAATATCCATTACTTCCTACAATACCATTAACAAGTAGTGGATTGAGACCAATCAGTGTAACTGAATCAAATGTTTTAGTTGTGGAGTTGTAAATAAAAGCGCCAATTTTTTCGTAATAAACATATGTATTTCCTTGGACAAAAGCATAAGTAACAAGTACATCAGGTTCTACAGCTGGAATCGGATCTATGCTTTCCCACTGACCAACTGGTGCATCAAATACATAATTTAATCCTCCTGCCGGAGATAGTAAAAATTTATTTCCTCCAACTTCTGTAAGCGGAATAATCTGGTCAAACTCTGTTGCAGTAGGAATAGCGGCAATAACTTGGTCATATCCGACACTTTGAAAACCCTGCTCTGTTGGAAATGTATTATGACAATAAAATACCTGAGGAACACCAATATCACGATCTGCATCAGAGCCTGAAAATACAGCATTTCGTTGATAATTCATGTCGTGCTGCGGCAGAATAATAGTACGACTTCCAAGATCGGTAGTTAATGGAAAGCGAGCAGCACTAAGATTACAGCGGCTATGATAACGAGCCATGTTACCATCCTCGCCATGCTCTAAGCTGCGCAACAACTGTATTGTAAGCAGTTGAATCAGACATGCCCGTTCCTTTGTTTGCAAATACATATGTGCCGCTTGAAAGCAAAAGCACCATGCTATTTCGTGTAGGAAGGTAGATTACACCTCCTCGTCCAGTACTGCCGTCAAACACATAATTAACCTCAAGTTCCTCGCCTTGAGTATACCCCATCGAAGCTAATAATAGTTTCAGGCGTTGTGTTGTGCGTCCCGGACGCACACCTATGTTATGCGCTTTGTTTATTGTAGTCGAAGCTGTAATAGTGAAGTAGTCACTGATATATTCTCCACGCAGCGCATAGTTCCTTACCGCAGTTACAGCAACACCACTGGTATCAGCTTCAGCTACGAACACTCTGTTCCTTGCTGTCATTCCCGGATTGGTGCCAGCAACAGCAGATGCACTTGTCACTTCATACATCTTCATTTCAGGAATGGAAAAGAAACATACAAGTTGATTGGTTTCATTCACAGCATAAGCAGATGCTTTTGGAGTTTCAATAGCAGTAGCGGAAGCAGCACGTAGAAGCCGGAATTCATCAAGCCAACCATTAAACGGTGAGCTTACTTCATCACTAGCAATACCAAGATGAAGTTGTGTCACCTCGCAAATTCTAGCAGTAGAAGCTACAGAAATATCTTGTGTTTCTACTGCTCCATTTAGCGAAAGATAGACACGATAGGTGCCCGCGAGAGCGTCGAAAACTATTCTTACTCTATGCCATTCCCCCGTAGCAAATGTCGTATTGGTTCCAGAAACATTGTTAGCAATGTCAAAAGACGTGCCTGTGGAAGATGCATAAAAGGCAAGTTTTTCTACTCCTGCCGTATCTTGCAACTGCACTAGCATACCAAAAGCCGCTGCGTTTCGGATGCTGATGAGACCGTATACAACACCATTGCCGGGACTTGCATTGATTCTAAACCAGCAGGATACCTCCCATGAACCGTCACCTAAAGAAGTGATGCTGTTAGTCTTGGCAAAGTCGCCTGTCCCATCCAGCAACAAACTTGCACTACCAAACTTCTGTTGTGCCGTATCAAGCTGTGCATTCCCCCCAAATGTCCAAGTATTTCCAAAGTCGTCAGTGGTGCTGGTAGCTGCATCAATGCCGTCGAAATGCAGCAAAAAATTTTCAGTGCGGTCGAAGACATATCCATATTGCGGAGGAACTAATGTTTTGTCCCAGGCAATGCTGCTGACACTTACATAGTCGGCATAAATATAACTCAGATTATTCGCACTCAATGCTGAAATTATTGGGTCAGTATCAGCAGTAAGCTGTGCATAACTATCAATGGCACCAACAGTTGCGTTAAATCCAGCAGCAAAGGCAAAAACAATTGCTTGTGCAGTAGCTGCAAGTTTAACTGTCAATCCAGTTCCTGCACTAAGCATGTTTGCATAGCCGCTGGAATTGACTACTCCCTGAAGAATGGTTTGCCTTGCGCCCGTAGATTTACCTGCACTCACAGCGAGAGTCTGAATATAGTCCTTCAGCTCACGAAATTCTTCCGCTGCTGAACCAGCGGGTCTGGATATTACAGGATCAGTAATATCTACTGGATTTGGAACATAAGCCATTCGTGTTCCTTATTGAGCAACAACCTGTCCAACTGGAAGCACAAGAAAGCCAATAACCACTTCTGCAGTAGCTGCTGCATTCAGTTTAAATGTGCAAGAACCTGCTGCTTGCGCAGAAACTACAACACTCTTGGCTGTAGTATCATCACTAAGCAGAAAAGGAATAATGAGAGAATTGGCGTCTATTTGGCTATTCGTCAACACTACCGTCTGTCCAGCAGCAGCAATCTTCACAGTTCCAGCAACTTTATTGATCGTTTGTGCCCCTGTCGCGCTGGATCGAGTATAATCAAAGGCAATACCATTCTTTACTTGCATCCGCTTATTAACAGAGTCGTAAAAAAGATTAAGAACATCAATATCAGGAACGCTATCCGTATCTATGTATGGAATAGCTCCTTGTGGCAGATTTGGATCAGCGAGTGCTACCCAGATTGTGCTCATTAGCGTCCTCTCATTTCAATGCCGTGCATTTTAACCATTGCAGCCTGTTCAGCAACGAGACTGTCGAACTTGCGGCTTTGTTCTTGGAGAGCGATCATTTGGAAGATTAAACTACAAGCGTCAAATATGATAGCAAATGGAACAGTGTCTGCGATCCAGCTACTGTATTCAGTTGTTGGCGTAACCTTTGGAAGCTGATACCATCCAGCTAAAAGTTGACGAAGAACAGTGTTACTGCGGATATTAAGCATCCTACCAGCAATGTAAGCAACATTAGGTTTTTCAAGTCCATAACCATCAAGAATCTGATCCGCATTAAGGATCGTAAGAAAAGGGCCAGCAGCTCCGGTAAGTTGCTGCGTAAATGGATCAGCTCCAGTTGGATTCCATTTACGAAGATATTTGAGACTTCTGTAGCGTGCAAATACTCCACTAATATCAACTTGCTGAATATAACCATCAGCTTCTAGAACAATTTTCGCTTCAGTTATATCTCTTTCATAGAAGTCAGTTTGATGCATTCGAAGCGTTGCAGCTTGTACAGCGGTAGCAGTTTCAGCCACCAGCTCAGGATGATTCGTAAGACTAATTACAGTGTCGTAAATTTCCTGGTATGTCACAAGCCGCAACTCTCCACAGCAAGCATCAAGTTAACGAGCAACATCACCTGAGTTACTGCTCGCAATACCGCTAGTAACAGCATCGGTTCCAGCCGGTTTCAACTTCTTGCTTCCCAGTTCAGCAAGAAGCCGCCGAGCTTTTTGTTCCGGTGCTTCAACAGGAGAAACATCCTTTGGTTTCGGATTCTTTTTCTCAGCAAGCAAAGCTTCGAGCTGAGGAATAGTATAGTTATCTCGCACCTGTTTCTCCATTTCGAGTCTCACAACATCCTTGATTGCTCCGAGAGGATCTTCATACATTCGTGCCTGTTCAACTTCTTTGCTATTTGCGCGATGAATATATTGATTTCCGTTTTCAATCTCACCATCTAGATAAGCGATATCTTCTTGAATACTCGTTTTCAAGAATCCAGCAACAAATGGCAGCTTCTTTCCATCTGGCCGGAACATCGAAGCATTCATGATGGTGCAAGTAAAATATACTGCTTCTCTTACCTTTGTATTTGGCATTGGCGGAGTAATAGCTGCCAATGGAGAAACATGAGGTTGCACCGGTGTATCAGAGTTAGCATCTTGCAGATCAGGGTTTTGAGCCACGGTTATTTCCTTTCACTGTTGGACGAACTTAGAGAAAAAAATGGTGCAGGAAAGAAGTTCTCTCCTTCTCTGCACCATTGACTTCTCAGGAGACGAAAAAGTTAACCAGCGGCCGCAGCAGTCAGACTCGTCAGGATCCCGAAAGCTGGAGGATTCTTGATGAGATCGGTTACTTCGGTTGTGAGAGTTCCACCGACAGCATCAATTCCATTATCTTGGGCTTCTTCGCCAGCAGCATTAAATGCTTTATGCTGTGTTTTACGATTGCCGAGATACGCCAGACGGAAGCTGGACAAATCAACAGCAATTGCGAGTTTGCTCCAAGACGCGTTGGTGTTAAACAGCGGATGTTCGATAACGCGGAATGTTCCCCGCGCGATCTTTACCGTCGAGAACTGAAGTCCCCACGAAGTCTGACCATCAACCATCATATAGGTGCCGTTAAGACGCCCAATGTTGTTGATAACCTTCTTCGCAGTTCCACCAACGAACAACAGCCGTTCATTCGCAACTTTCGGATCCGTTGTTTGATTAAAGCACGGATCAAAAGCAGCTTCGAACTGCGTATAGTTCGTAGTTCCGCCTGCTACCGTTACGTTGACGCTGGAATAGGAACTCGGGTAGTAAGCAAGGTTGCTTACAATCGAGTAAATCCCATCCATTGTGCGGAACGGTTGTCCGTTGCGGGAACCTTGGAACTTCTGTCCGAAGAAAAGAGCTTTCTCGATATCAGCCGCATGGAAACCGGCGCAGTCTTGCTTGTTCTCTGCGACGTTGCTATCTCCAGCAATCATCTGCACAGCAGCCGAACTTCCGCTGATCGCCCAAGTGTTCCGGAAAATCTGCGTAAGGTTGGTTACACGAACAGGATTGATTTGGAGAGCGTTTGGCCGAGTCGAAGATTCCTCGAACGCATTGCCGACTTGATACAGGTTGATAGATGCAGCGATAGCTGCCGCAGCTACCGTGCCAACACCACGCGTCACGCTTACTTGTGTGGTGCTGAGAATTCCATTGATGATTACGTTCTCTCCAGTAGAGTCAACACGCAAGATCATCCCAGGAAGGATGTTTGCTGTGCTGGTTACTGTAAAGGTTGTGTCATCAATGGTTTGGCCACCCGCGCCAAGAGTTAGTTGCGGGAAGAGCATGGTCTTTGTGAAGAAACCATGTTCCACGTTCCCCGCAGTTTCACTCTCAAGCATGGACGTAAGACCGAACAACGGAGCTGAGCCGTTAGGCATCAGTCGAGTAATCATTCCTGCGAATGATTTCCGTGCTAGATCCTGCGTGAACTGGCCAGTGTTGAAGATACCCGTAGTCATGTGAATGACTCCTTTTTAGTTGGCCAGTTACAACGTGCTCTCGCGCAATCCATTGAACCGGATGCACGGAGAGAACGTGACGGATGTGGAAGATTGAGCAGACGCTGAGTTTTGATTCAGCGTAATTGC